AGAAGAATGAGTAAAAGCAATAATTTTGCAGAAGAATTTGCACAAGAGGGAGAAGAAGGAATCTTTAGAAGTGCTGGTGCAATGGTTAATCCAAATAGCCCTGCTGTTTTAAGACAAACCTTAAATGGTGAAGCTTTAGCTGAGACTGGTATTAAGCTAGAAAAGTTAAAATGGAATCCAGTCACTAGATTAAGTTTAAGTGCAAATATAACTGCCAGGAAATTATCAGCAGGACTTGTTGATATGGGTGGTATGATACAAAAGAAAGTTAGAGGTGGTGATGTACTTGGTGAAGCTATGGATCAATCTGTAGAAACATCATTTAGAACTACTTATCTCAGTTCATTGTTAGATGGCATTAGAGCAACTGATACAGCTTATCTTGCTTTCAGAGGTGTTGTTGCAAAGTCTGGAGATATTGGCAGATCAATGCAAATGCTTAGTCAAAAAGGTAAAGATATTATACAACGTAATAACACATTATCTGAATTTGGCTTTCGTGAAAGAGTTGCTAAGGCTATGAGAAATGGAGATGTTGACGAAGTTGTTGATACTGCAACACCTTATGTTAATCAAGCTGCATCAGGATATAGAAAACACTTTGATAAAATCAAACAAAATGCAGAAGACGTTAAGTTGTTTGAAATAGAATTAGGTAAGAAAATCAAAGGCTTAGAGATAGCTGTGCAAGAAGGCCGTGCTACTGCTGATCAGTTAGCAAAAGCCAAAGCAAGATTAGTCCAGTTAAGGCAACAAGGAGTGCTTCTTAATACGGCAACTGGTTATGTTCCAAGAGTTCCTAGAATTGATAAGATAGAAAAGAATGCAGAACAGTTTAAGACTATAGTTAGTAACTGGGCTATGGGTCATTTTCAATATTCAAGAAGAGAAGCTGATGAGTATGCCGATGAAATCATACTTAACTATACAAATAGTAAACCATTTTATAATCTTGATGAAGGTGCTGATTCTATAGATTGGATTACAAATGCAAGTGGTGTTAAATCAAGATCGTTTGAAATACCAGATAAGTTAATAGAAGATTTTTTAGAAAATGATATAGAGGTATTAGCAAGACATCATACTAAAACTATGGGAGTTGATATTGAACTCACAAGAAAATATGGTGACGTGTCTATGTCAAAAATCATTGAACAGATCACACAAGAATATGATGCCTTAATAAGACAAGCTCCCACTATTGCTGAGAAGCAAAAACTTAAACAAGGTTTAGCAGATGATCTAAGAGACGTAAGAGGTTTAAGGGATAGACTAAGAGGCACATTTGGTGCATCAAAAGATCCTCATAATATGACTAGTCGATTTGTAAGACAGATGAAGTCATTTAACGTATTAGTTGGAATGGGTGGAGCTGCTATATCATCTATACCAGATATTGCTAGACCTATTATGACAGAAGGTTTTAAAAATGTTTATGAGCATGGCTTTAGACATATGTTTAAAAATAACAGGTCTATTATAAAACAAATGACACAGAAGGAAGCAAGGCAAGCTGGTATTGCAGTTGATGCAGCTTTAGGATTACGTGCAAATTCATTCTCAGATATAGGTGATTTGTTTGGTAGTCGTTATGCTATGGAAAGAGCATTAAACCAATCTACTGGCATATTCTTTATGATGAATGGTTTGAACTATTGGAATCAGGCGATTAAAGAATTTACTAGTAATATTATTAGTTTACGTATGACAAGTGCTATTATGTCTAATTGGTCTACTCTTAGCAAAACTGACAGACGTAAGTTATTAGCCAATGGTATTGATGAAGCTGATCATGAGAAAATGAAAGCTCTTATTAGGGATAAAGGCCAAAAAGTTGATGGAGAATGGTTACCTAACACATCTTTATGGGGCGATAAAGATATGGTTTTAAAGTTTAGAAATGCATTAAATCAATCAGTTGATAGAACTATTATTACTCCAGGGGCTGGTGATAGAGCTTTATGGACATCAACAGAAATGGGTTCTTTAATTACACAGTTTAAAGGTTATGGTCAGGGTTCTACTGTTAGGCTTTTAACATCAGGACTACAAGAGAAAGACAGTTCTTTTTGGCAAGGAGCATTTGTTCTTGTAAGTATGGCTTCATTAGTAAATGAATTTAAAAAGAAACAATACGGCATTGATAAAGAACAAACATACTCAGAATTAATGACTGATGCTATAGATCGTAGTGGTATACTTGGATGGTTTACAGATGTTAATAACTCAGTAGAAAAGCTTTCTGATTATAGATTAGGTCTTAGACCTATCATGGGTAAAAGCCAAGGTTATTTACCATTTGGTGCAAAAGCAGGTGCTTTATTTGGTCCTGCAGCAAGTAATATAACAACTGCAGCAAGTGTCGCTACAGATATAGTTACTGGTGAAGCTGATGAAAAAACATTAAGAAGTGCAAGATTTATAACTCCAACTGGTAATTTGCCATACCTAGATCCTATATGGGATGAAATAATGGCTGCAAAGTGATGTGAATTAACAAGATGGTGCAATATAAGTAAAGGTATATATTATGGCTACTATTTCGATTAATGATAATGATGCAAGAATACAACACAATATAGGCTCTAGTGGTAACACTGCTGGCGTTACACCATTTCCTATTGATTTTCCATTTTTTAATTTAGATGATATTGATGTTACTATTACAAATAGCTCAGGTGTAGATACTGCTATATCTAGAGGTACTGGTGCTAATACTTTTTCTGTATCAGGTACTGCAGTTGATGATGGTTTTTCAAGTGGCAATATAATACTCAACACTCAATATACTAGTTCTACAGTTACAATTACACGAGATATACCTATTGAAAGAATTAGTGATTTTGCTACATCGGGACCTTTTAATATATCAAGTTTAAATACTGATTTAGATAAAATCTATGCAGTTATGCAACAACTTGAAACTAATAATGCCAGGGCATTAAGTCTACCAACAACTGACACTTTAACTTCAATAACATTACCGACTAATACATCTCGTAGAGGTAAGTATTTGGCTTTTAATGCTTCGACTGGTGATGCTGAAGTTGGAGGTAGTGTAGCTGACACTGGTACAGTTGCTACAATATCAGCTAATATTACCACAGTAGCAAGTATACAAGCTGACGTTACAACAGTTGCTCATCTACAAGATGGTACAACGGCAACAAATGCTATTAGTACACTAGCTACTAAGGCAGGCGATATTACTACAGTAGCTGGTCAAGTTACTAACATGACTAACATTACCAACAATTTATCAGCCGTACAAAATGCTAGTGCCAATGCTACACTTGCAGAGAATTATGCAACAGAAACAGACTCGAATGTTACTGGCACATCTGATGATTCAGCTAAATCCTGGGCAATAGGTGGATCAGGTTCACACTCTATGAGAACTTCTGGTAAAGGTTCTTCTAAAGAATGGGCAGTCTATGTAGCTGGAACTGCTGACGATAGTGATTATTCTGCTAAAAATTATGCAATAGCTGGTTCTGCTCTTAATGTTGGGTCAGCTAAAAACTGGGCATTAGGTGGTGGAGATAGCTTTAGTGCTAATACAGCCGTAGGAAACACTGGTGTATATTCTGCAAGATATTATGCAGAACAAGCTGCTGCTTCTAAAACTGAATTTTCTAATATTTATCATGGTGCATCAGGCACTGATCCTACTGGTGGAACTGTTGGTGCTGGAGATTTATATTTTAATAATAGCACAAACAAACTTAGATATTACAACGGCTCTGCATGGGCAAACATAGAAGCTACAGATACAAGCAGTTTCGCACAAAAAGGCTTTGCGATTGCAATGGCTATAGCACTTTAGGAGTAACTAATGGCACAAAATTTTAAACAAATAAAACTAGCTGGATTGGGAACTGGTATAAATGATTTACCAAATGGAGCAAACTTTCCAACTGGGTTTCATTTTGTAAAAACAATAAACATGGCGAATATTGTAGCGAATGCAATTACAGTCTCATGCTTTCTATTAAATGGAAATACAGACAATGACCCTGCTGGAGAAACAAAGTTTTATATTGTTAAAGACATGGTCATACCAAGTGGATCGTCTTTTGTTTATGATTCAGGAATAAATCTTTTAGCTGGAGATAGGTTCTTTTTTGAAACTGATACGGCATCATCATTAGATGTAGTCGTAAGTTATGTCCAAGAAATTAGTGATTAGGATTTGATATGCCTTTTATTGGAAACACACCTGACGTAAACTTCACAAGCTTTGCCAAGCAAGACTTAACTGGTGTTACTGGTAGTCCTGCTAAAAGAGAATTTACCTTAACTCATGCAGTAGCAAATGCAAATGAGATTGAAGTCTTTGTTAACAACGTAAGACAAGAGCCAACAGAATCTTATACAGTTAATGGTACTGGATTGACTATGACTGGTGATGTAGAAACTACAGATGACTTCTACATTATCTACTTAGGCAAAGCTATTCAAACAACAGTTCCCCCTGATGGATCAGTAAGCACAGCCAAGATAGCAGATAGTGCAGTAACAAGTGCAAAGTTAGATACAAATATAACTGTTACTGGTCAAATTACTGAAACTGGAAAAGAATATTTTCATGTTGATTTAACTACAGCACAAACTAGTATAGCTGACAACACAAAAGCTATTGTAGATTTTGGTGGCAAGGGAACTGTAAAATATGACACTAAGTCTAATTTTGATAGTTCAAATGATGCTTATTTATTAGATAGCAGTGATGGTGTTTATTTAATTAGCTATAGTGTATGTATTACTTCTGATGATGTTACTACAGAAACATTAATTGACCCAACTGCATTGGTTAGAGTGGCAACTGATGGTTCAACTTTTGTAGGTGTGCATGGAAGTGCAAATCATGTTCAAAATAATGCAGGTGATGAATTAGGCTCACTTACACTTTCTGGAACTTTTATTTATAAATCAACTAATGCGACAACTAAAATTCAGTTATTAGGATATTCAAATCAAACTGGTGGTGCAGGTTATAAGTTTCAAAATAGTGTGGCAGGGGGAGTTAATACTGAATCTGGTACAACATTAGGAACAGATGGCACTTCAGCTAGACCAACCTTTTTAACAATAGTGAGGATAGCATAATGGCATTAAGTAAAATTCAAGCTGAGTCAATGAACTTAGCAGACACCTATGCATTTTCTGGAACTGTAAGTGGTGCTAACATAGGTGATGGTCAAAGTTGGACAGACGTTACATCTAGTAGGTCTGCAAATACAGTTTACACAAATAGTACTGGTAGACCCATACTAGTGTCTGTTGGTCTTGAAATTGTTGCAGGTGCAGCAACAGTAAATTGGTTTTATGTAGGTTCTGTAATTGTTGCTACGATACAAAACACAAGTGCAGAATTAGCAACAACAACATCTTTTATAGTTCCAAATGGTGCTACCTATAAACATCAATATCAATCTGTTTCACCTACTATTCGTAATTGGTCGGAGTTAAGATAATGAAACATTATATAGATAACAAAACTAAAGAAATATTTTCTTATGAGTCAGATGATAGTCAAGACGATTATATTAAGTCAGGTTTAGTTCCTATTAGTGATACTGCTTTGGCAACATTAAGAGAAGAACAAGAGCAAGCTAGACTTGATGCTTTAACTTATTCAGAAAAAAGACAAGCTGAATACCCAACAATAGCAAATCAATTAGATGACTTGTATCACAATGGCATAGATGGTTGGAAGACAACTATCAAAGCTATTAAAGACAAGCACCCAAAGGAGTAAGCCATGCCATTCATAGGTAATCA